AAAGATACACCTGCTATTATATCAGGTACTTCAACTGATGATGGTGTTGTTGCTAAATACTCAACATTCTATAAAAACTACAATGATGGTTTAATAGCGTCTGGTGACTACTTCTATGAAAACATTTTAGGTGATTCATATGATATATCATTTGCTGACTATTCTGGTACAGATTATATTATTTTCTATGATTCAACTGGATTCTTCACTGGATTACCGGTATTTGTTACAAACCAAAAGGTTATTGTACCAGATTCAGTATCTAATGTAGGTACATTTACAATCACCGATCCAAATGATAAAGCTGCACTTATTGGTTTAACACCAAGTGCTAATTATAGAGCTTATATTTTGGCAGAAAATACAACTGCTGAGACAATAACATCTGGTACTTTATATGATGCTCAAATTAAGCACTTCTTAAAGGCATACTTAGATGGTTCTAACAATCTTCATGTAGCATTCACTGATTCATTATTACAATCAGCAGAACCTATCCAAGATTTAGCTAAAAATACAACAATATCTGTTAAGTCACAAAAAACTAATTACAGACAAGGTGTTGAAATCGAAGTTCCGAGTGGTTATGTTCAATCACCGAACAAGATATTAGTTAACGGAACTAGATATACTGAAATTAAAAATGGTGATTATCTTGAAGCATATGTTGCTCCAGAGAACGATCCATTGGATATTGCTTATGTATCAACTAATGGTGTACCAAAGAGATTAACTAGAATTATTAGCAAGAAGCTATATGCTCCTGATACAACTCTAATTGAAATCACATGTGATGCTCGTATTAAAACATATACATATAATGGTGATTTACAAACTAATCGTATAACATCAGTTGATGATTATGTAAATACATATAAGGCTATTACATTAAAAGGATTTAAGATTCGTCAAGATTCGATGCCTGATGGTACTGAAGAAAGACAGAATAGAATTTTAAATCTTGTAGCAACTGGTACAAACTTATTCAAAGCATTGACTGATAAAGAAGCAATCAGCTTCCGTTATTTAATTGATTCATTTGGATTAGGTTTAACAGAATTGTCTAAACAACAATATGCTGATATATGTGGTGCTAGATTAGATGTATTCGGATTCGTTAATATGCCTTCAATGAGATCGTTTAAAAATTCAACTTCACCAACATTCGTTGATAGTGAAGGTGTTTTACAAACAAGCTTCATTGCTCAAGGTGGTGATCCAGAATCAAATCCAGCATTCTTATACTCTCTAGCTGAGGGTACAGGTGTAAGTACAATTGGATATTTCACACCATATGTTATAGTAAATGATAATGGTAGACCAACAGAGTTTCCACCAGCTTCATTTGTTGCTACAACATATATGAGAAAAATTAATAGTAACCAAACTAATGTAACACCTTGGACTATCGCAGCGGGTGTAACTAACGGTGTTGTTACTGGTATTGCTGGTTTAGAAATGAACTTCAACAATGAAGACATCGAAAACTTCAATGGTATGCACGTTAATCCAATCGTGTCTAAGAAAAATAGAGGTTTCGTAATTGAAACTGAAAATACAGCTCAGACACTAATAAGATCAGCGTTATCTTTCATTCACGTTAGAGAGGTACTTATTGAATTAGAAGGTGAATTAGGCGCTATGCTTTTAAACTATCAGTGGAAATACAACACACCTGATGTTAGAGCAGAGATTAAGTTAAAAGCTGATTCAATCTGTGAGAGATTTGTAAATCGTAATGGTTTATACAACTTCTTTAATAAGATTGATGAAGAAAATAATACATCAGAAATTATCGATAACCAAATGGGTGTCCTAGATACTTATGTTGAACCGATAAAAGGTATGGGTATTATTGTTAACAACATCACAGTTCTAAGAACTGGTGCTATCCAATCAGGAGGTTTCTTAAACCCATAAGTTTAACACTACATAATAATTAATTAAAACCCAGAAGAAATTCTGGGTTTTTTATTTTAGGCAATTCCGAGGTTGGGATTTAAAACAAACCAATATATAAATCTATAAGGAATAGCTTATTAAAAAATAATTAAAATTATGTCAGAAAACCCAGAAGATAAAAAACCACTTAGTGAAGAAGATTTTCTTAAAAAATATTTAGAGGAAACAGATATGTCTAAATCTAAAGCACCTCAATTCGAAGAAGCTAAAGGATTTAAACAAGAAGATACTGGACGCGTAGCGGATTTACAATATTTCGCATTTGATGCCAAAGATTTACCACTAGGTATATTCTACCCAAACGGAACTAAAATAATGGTTCGAGCTGCACAAGTAAAGGAAATTCAATCCTACTCAATGGTTGATGACAAAAACTTTTATGATATGATTGAAAAAATGAATGATATGTTATCAGCATGTGTTCGTGTTAAATATGTTGATGATAAAGTAGGTTCATATTTAGATGTAAAAGATGGTGATAGAGTTTATTTAATTTTTCTAATTAGAGAATTGACCTTCCAACAAGGAAACGTATTAGCAGCGAATGCTACATGTAAATGTGGTCTTGAAATGCAGGTAGAATTAAAACGTCAACATTTCTGTTATCATGAAATGCCAGAAGCACTTGCTAAATATTTTGAAACTTTTGATAAAGTATTCAAGTTTGAAACAGTTAGTGGTCAAGTATATAATATCGCACCACCAACAATCGGATTACAGAAGTCATTTACGGAATATATCGTAAAGGAATATAATGAAAAAAAGACTCCAAATTTATCTTTCTTAAAAATTATACCATTCACACTGACTAATAGAAATAGTATTACAGTTGATGGTATTAAAGCCAAATTGGTTGAGTTTCAATCATTATCAATACAAGACTTTCAATTCTTAAATGCAGCTGTAAATAAAATGCAGTTTGGTATTAAAGAATTAAAAAAGATTTGCACGCAGTGCGGAGAGGAGGTTCACACCGATATGGTGTTTCCCAACGGACCATCAGCTATTTTCGCTCTTCCAGATGCCTTTGATCAGTTTATTAAAAAATAAATTGCTATTAAGCAAACACTATCACATGTCAGAGCGTGATGCTAATGATTTACCATTTTGGCAATTTGAAGAAGTTGTAAAGATTGTGAATGAGTTAACAGATGAAGAGAACAAAGATAGAGAAAAACAAGAAAAGGGTCAGAACAATATAAATCCAAGCTCATATATGAGGGATTTCAGTTCAATGGCTAATAAATTTAAAAAATAAATATAACATATGAAAGCAAATGTAATTAACAAAGAAAAAATGGCACCGAAAGAAACTTATTATTTATTGATTGTTGATGGTAGTACATCAATGACACACTTAACTAATAGCACAATCAGTGGCGTTAATGAGCAAATTGATGCAATTAAAAACTTAGAGAAAGAATTTCCAGATCAAAAATATAATATGTCATTTATTCACTTTAATAGTGCTGTAACTATTGAATATACAAATAGACCAGTTAAATCATTAGAACATATCAATGAAAGTAATTATAAATGCACTGGTATGACAGCTATGTTGGATGCTATTGGTGTTGGTGTTAGAGATTTAAACGAGAAAATTAAAGACAAAATTGCTTCAGGTGAGGCATCTGCGGTAGTAGTAATCATTACTGATGGTGAAGAAAATGCGTCAAAGGAATTCGATGGTTCTAAAGTTAAATCAATGATTCAAGAACTTCAGAAGACTGAACGTTGGACGTTTACCTTCATTGGTGCTAATATTGATTCAATTTCAACTGCTAGAAACTATGGTATCAACTTAGATAACGTAATGCAATTCAGCTCAGATGTTAATTCTAATTCAAGATTATATACTAGCGTTTCTAAATCAATGAAGATGAGAGCAAGTTCAATCAGTACAAACTCTTATTCCGCAGCAGACTTTGTTAGCGATGAAGATAAAGATATTACATCTAAATAATAATCTAAAACTTAATGAAAAAGCTACTCTCACGGGTGGCTTTTTTTATTTTTTCTAAAATGGAAAAAACTTTATTTTTAATTGTGATATATATGAGTATATTTGTTGTTCAAACACGGGGAAGTTCTGGCTTCGACGGTGATAGGATGAGAGTTATAAGCAAGTGTCGCTTTGTCTAATAAGTAGTGCGACTAATAAATTAGTAGATAACTTGTAAATGGAAACATTACAAACGAAGTTGGCTCTAGAGC